CTGCGCCCCAGTCGTGCTCACCTGCGTTGATTTGCCGTAGAGGGTAAGGGATTCCAGCCCACGATTCCCCTTTGAATTTTCCAAGAGGGCGGGGTTGCCGGTAACGACCGTGAGCACAACGCTGTACGCATCGGCTACCAGCACCAAGAAATGCTCCTCTCGTGTCACAGGCGGAAAGACTTTCCCCTCTCCGCTGGCAATCGCCGCCCAGTAATATTCTAATCGTGTCACAGGCGCAGGGATGCTTCCGCCCCATACTCCTGCTACCTTTGCCATGTAATACTGCAATCTCGTGACGGGCTGCGGGGTATTGCCGGAATAATCCCCCGCCATAGTTGCAAGATAATATTCATCAATAGTCACGGGCTCGGGTGTCTTGCCCTTATATGTCCCTGCAATCTTTGCTAGATAATACTCTTCTCTGGTTATCGGTTCCATTACTCTCTCCTTATTAGCAGCAGCTTCGCGCCCTATATATGCGTCTTAACAGTCTCCTAATATCCAACATATCTGTCTCTGTATACACACTCAAGACCTTTAATGCCATATACCTTCGTGTCTTTCGCCGTCTCTCCCATTCAATCATAACTTCATCGACTGCTCTTTCTATTTTTTCATAGACTTCCCGCAGCATTCTTACAATTTCTTTGACCGCGTTTTCTACATTTTTCAAAGAATCAAAGAGTTCATTCCAGCGATTCTCAACGCGTCCGATGTCTCCGATCCCCTGTCCTACAATCGCAAAATCCATGCTTATTCCTCCCCGAACAGCCCCGTTTCCTTTGGCTGGGCTTCCGTCACCATTGCCTTCGCATCGTCCTCTGTCATGCCCTCGAATTTGGCAAAATACATCCACGCGGGCACCTTGCCCTGCACAACATAGCTCCACCAGCGTGCCCTGTCCTCTTCGCGGTTGTACGTGATGTCGCCAAAGTCATACACGACCTCATAAACCCCGACAGGGGCAAGCGCGTATAAATCCGCATACACCGACATGGCATATATAGCATCATTAAGGCAACTCTCCAACTTGTCCCGCACGTCCTTAATAAACTGGATGGTTCGCTGCTGCTCCGCTTCCACGCCTGTCGCCGTTTGGATGCCGCTCGCTTCGTTAAAGACAAAATAGCCGTTCGAGAACCCGCATTTATACCCTATCTGGGACAGGAGAGCATTGATCCCGTCTAGACGTGTGGCTGTGTTAAGCTGCGGCGTAACTTCCTGATAAAACTCTTCCGGGCTGTTGCCGAACACGTTTTTTACATAATGCGGAAGCTTAACGTCTGGGATGCGCCCGTTAAGGTTCGTCCCGCTGTCAAACATCAGCCTGTCATCTGCAAGGATGATCTTCTCGCTGTCATATATCTCACCGGCGTTCCGGCTGTATGCGATGTCCAGGTCTTTCATTTCTTCGATGGCTTCTGCGTATATCGGCATTCCCAGCGGAGAGGAAAGATCTATGTTGTTTGCAGCAGGGGTGCGGAACACTCCGTACATGGGGGAATCAAGTCTTTCGTTCCCGCCCTTGAGAATCGGCGGCGTTTCCTCCAGCAGATCAGCCCACTTTGTCTGCTCCAGCGGGATAGGATCGCCGAGGGATTCGCTGCTCTTTGATACATATGCCCTGTTGGATATCACATACGGGTATATCACGCCCGCCTCCGTCCTCGTCTCGACAAACCTATGATACTCCAAGCGTGTATAAAACTTTTCGTTAGCCGCATAGCTGTCTTTAAACACAACGCCCGTTATATTCCCGTTATCGTCCTGCTCCGTCACGAAAAAGTCCAGAGGGGTAAACATATCAAGCCCGCCGCCATTAGGCTTTACAATGATCGTGCCATAAGCACAGCCATACTCTACCCAATGACGCATGCTATAAT